TTTTAAATAATGGTACCATGCTGGTGATAATACAGCACTAATACTTATTTGTCAAGTGTTTTGGGCAACCTTCGTAGTATTTTATTTCGTGGCTACCTCCATCTGGAACCATATCTTTTTTAAATTCATCTTGGAAGCATGAAGAGTGAAAATCCCCTTCTGCATCTAAAATATTAACGTACCAAAAATCAAACTTATAAGGGCAGTGCCACATGACGCTTCCGTCTTTTTTTAGTTGACCTTTTTCTTTAGCAAATCCACACTGCAATCTACCCCCAAATGAACCATCATCTGGAAATCCCTTATCTATGGCAAAGTTTGATACGGCATCTTTTTCGTCAAAGTTTTCCAAGTACTCTTGAATTGATGAAAGCTGTAATTCAAAGCCCTCTAAATCGTCTTCATCAATCGCCTTCATTTTCATCAAACCATTCTTTTTTAAATTAAATTTTAAAAATAAAAATTCAGATGTTCTATTTACGTATTCTGGGAAAAGAGTTTTGACTGCAAGAGAATACATATAATCCTGGAGATTGTCTTCCTTTTCTTTACCCTCAAACATTTTCTTGCTGGTCTTGTAATCGCGGATGATCGCAATCTTTTTGTCTTTATACAGAAACAGTTGATCAATAAAACCACGAATGTGATAGCCGTTCTGTTCTATATCAAAGTCCAACTCTGCGTGAGCTTCATCTGGTATGCCTAATTCTTCTCCATGAAAGTTGCAGTCTAGACCGTTGAGTATCATCTCTTTGATCAGGTTCATGTTATCATCATCAGTAACCCCGAGTTCGGAAGCGTCAGACATGATTAGATCTTTTACAGCTTTAGATGCAAATGGATCTTTGGCCTTAACAACTTTATTGAAATGAGTCTTTGTCTTTTGCTTAGACAGAAATTCAAAAACATTGTGGCAAACAGTTCCCCGCCTTGCTCCATCATTATTTGTATCTGGAAGTTTTTGTTTGTACTTACTCCAGTATATCCAACTGCATGATTGTGCCGTTTTAATACGACTTGCTGATAGTTTAACTTCCATTTAAAATTTTAATTAATTTTTTGCAGTGCGTGTTTTTAAATAACTTATCGTTTGATTTTATCTTTTTTAACACGTACTCTTGAAATTTGTTATCACCTAAGCTCCACTTGTCTTTTCGCTTATACCACTGTTTAAAGTTATCTAGCATAGCTGTATCACGCTCTAGCATATCTCCGAAATCGTTGCAGACAGGAGGATTAATTTTAATTAGAGATAGATCAAAGACTGAGGATAATTTTGCGGCGACCTTTATAGAGGCTAAAGCCCCAGTATTTTCCTCTTTACTGTCATCATTATTTGTTGCAATAATAATTCTTTTTAAATCAAAAGAGTTTAAGTACGAAATCATTTTTGCAGAAATATCTAATCCAGCTAACATTAGCACGTTGTCGTAGCCAGCTTCATATAAAGCCATGCAGTCGCCAATACTTTCAACCAATATTACTTCTTCTTTTTTTTCTATATTAGAGTGCGAAAGATGATGCGGATAAATCCAATTTGTTTTGCGACCAGTATGCTTCCATTTCGCGATATTTTTATCGTCTGTAATAGTGCGACCAGAAAAACCATGTATTTGATTATCTAGATCATAGATAGGGAAAACAATTCTGCGGTACATTTTACCTCCACCAGCATATCCGCATTTAAACTTGTCTTGGGTCTTTGATGATATGCCCCTCTTTTCATAGAATGTTTTCATTGGTAAGAGTTTACTTAAGTGAGACTCTGGGTATATTTTTTCCATTTCTATTTTTTCTTCTGGTTCTTTTTCTCTGCCACTGCTATTGAATGATGCTTCATTCCCGACCGAGTACTCTTGAAGTATTTTTGGGTCTTCTGTATTTAGTGTCTCTTTAACTAAAGCAATAAAAGGTTTTGCTTGCTCGTCTCCCCCGAAATCTCTCCACACTCCAGAGTCTTTATATATTATAAGAGAGGTGTTGGTTTTTCCATTTCTAAAAATTGCACGGCTCCTCCAGTGACTACCGCAATCTTGAAGTGGATACCCTAGTTTTTCTAAGAAATTTCTGTATTGATTCATAGATCGTCAAACGAGGGGATGACGCTTGGGTCACTTCCAACTAGGTCACCACCAGTGTTTCTGAAGTTTACGATATCTCGCAAGTCTCCACGCTCTGTAATATTAAAGTTTGCGAATTCCAGATTAACAAAATTCTTTCTTAGATTGTCATCGACTTGAACGGGTTCAATTGCACCAGCAATATCCTTACCTAGATGTCGAGATTTAACGTTGATTAATTTATGTGTGCCAAACTGTGGGCCTTCTTCTGTGATTTCGTCGCTAGTCTTTTGACGAAGAATAAACATGTGAGAACAAAACTGAGTAATCCGATCAGACAAAGAAACAATAGACTCGTCGTCGACGATGTTTGCGCTTTGACGATTGGTGGTGATACCACTACGATTTGACTGAACTGATGTAATCATTGGGATTACGGGATTACCTTCTTCTAGTATTTCCTTTTGAATACACTTCTTGAACTTGTCTACCATCTCTCCGACTAGTTGCCACTCGTTCTTGTTTCCTGCACTAGAGTCAGAAGAGGTCTTAATGTAGTCAAAGGAAAAAACCATTTTATTGCCTCGACCTACCTTGGAGTAATAAAATCTTTTTAAAGTGTTAATCATTGAATCAACGTCCATGCCACCAACGTTGTAATAATAGAATTGTAGATTTTTAATTTTGTTCCAAACAGATCGAACTCGACGCACCGTGTCGTCTCCAGCTTGTCTCCACTTTCCGCTTTCTAAAAGATATGCAGGAACACCAGAAACCGCAGCGCACTGACGAATGATAAGTTCTTCCTTGCTCATCTCGCCGTTGTCGAAGTGTAGGACAGGTACATCATACTTTGCTGAAACTTTTGTGGCGTAGTCCATGCAATATTGAGTTTTACCGACACCAGAGCGAGCAACAATAACCGTAATGTTTCCTGGGCGCAAAAGAGAACCATACATGTCATTAATTTTTTCATGTGGACCCATCATTCCAAATTCTTCTAATGGGTTATTGCCGCGATCTTCAATGAAATTTTCCATTTCATCATATATATTTTCTGGAACATCTGAGCCAACCTCAAACATATTAATCTTCTCGTTGTAAATCTGATCAGCGGATTCAATAATTTTATGATAAGACGTTTCTGGGGAGATACTTTTCATAGAAGCTGAAATTTTCTTTGCAGTTTCTCCTATTTCTCTACGCACACTATACTTCTTTAACTCCTTAATTGATGACTCAATCTTTTCCTCTGAATGTATTTTGCGCATCGACAGAGATCTGACATAGTCAATTAAGGATATATCTTCTTCAAACTTTATGCCAAGATCTTTAATTCTTTGAACTAGGACAATCTCATCGATTGACTCGTCTTGCTGGCAAGCCCTCTTTAAAACAGCAAAAAGAGTTTTGTGCAATAGTGAGCTTCCGTAAAAATCTGACTCGCTTATCAAGTGAATGAAATTAACAAGAACTTTTGGTTTTTGAATAAATGCGGCTAGTACCTGCTTTTCAATTTCTAGGCTATATATCATATGTATCCGAATAATACATATGTTTAAACAATTGTCAAGGCTTATTCGACTTCTTCGTCTAATTCTCGAAGATTTTCCGAATAGTCGTTAATATAATCTTCTATTGATTTAATTAATCCAGACTCTGTAATTTTAGAATCACAACTTGTATATATAATTGGAGTGCCATTTTCATCGGAATAGGCAATTATAAACCCTTTATAAGCTTCTGCTCCGCCAGTTAACTCATAAAGCTGAGTCAATATCTTCTTGGGAAGTTTAAATTCTTTAAATTTTGGCTTATCCATCTAGAATAATTTACACTTAGCCCAAAAGGTTTGCAAAATATTCTTCAGATAGTTCGTCTTCTGGGTATATCAACAGCAATTCTATGCTATTTATTTCGCAAAAATCTATTTTTTTATCGTCTCTACGTAACTGCCTAACAAAATTAGCTCTAGTTTTGTGAAAATGCTTAACAAACTTTAAATGTTGGGCACCTTGGACCTCAATGGCTATTTTTTTTGTATGATTGTAGAAATCAAGGGACAATTGGGTTCCTACAACCCTGAATTCCTCATATACAACATCATACTTCCAATACTTGTATAGGTATTTTCTTACCTCTGCTTGAAATTTGCTACGACATTTGCCGTTCCACTTAATTTTGTACTTATGTGGGTTTCTGAGTGGCTTCTCTTTGCCGTATAGAGTTATGAACTTCAAATCAATTCTCCAATATTGGATTTAAAATAATTTATTAAAAACTCTGAAAGAGCCCCGTTTTCTTCGACCATCTTAAATAAATTAGCTTCTCCTTGGACTTTCTCTGGTAAATCTTGTACTACTTCAGCCACTAGCTCTTTAAATTCTTCTCCAATAGTAATCCAAGCGCCTTTCTTGGTGACAAACTCCCACATATACAATAAGTCGACAAGCTCTTTTTCTACCCAAATAGACTTTCCTCCAGTTCTGCCGTATCTAATAGGGTAGGGGATAGTATTATTTGTTTTCTCATTTGGAGACTTTTTGATGGTAGCCTTTGCCCAGTGACCAATAATAGGGTTTGTCTTGGGATCTGGCTGCTTCTTTGTTGAGTCTTGCAAAATCATATCAGATTTAAAACGAGGTTCAAACTCGATGATATAGTTAGCGAAGTGTAAAAGTGCGTTACCACCCGTTGCTGACGTCTGACGTATGGGAGCCTTGGAGTAGGGGTCTAACTTGATGTCTGCCCTCACCTGGCTGATGAAAATGGCCATATGGCCCCTTTTTGCAAGAGAGATGGACATTCTCTTCATAAAGTTGGCTGCGATGACCGCACCGCCAGCTACTTTGTTAGAATCGTAAAAAGATTTATCTATGTCTTGCTGTGAGATTAGGCCATCTACTGAGTCTAATATAAAGCAGTAGCGGTGCTTATCTTCGTTTTGATCCACCAAAGTCTTAATGGCGTCGACCACAACCTCATAAATGTTGCTTTCAAAAACAAAGCAGGTGCCTGCAACCCAGTCTTTTGCATCATACACAAACTTGACGCCAGAACGAACCACCATCTCATTTGAAAGGCGACCTTCTGCCTTAATGTAGAAACCTTTGCCTTGTTCCTGTGTGTTTAACATATTTTTCATAACCTCGAGAGCTGCTGAAGTTTTACCGCCCTCATTCATGCCTACAAACCTATGCAATCCTGGCCCAAAGCCACCGTTAAGGTTTAGGTCTAGTTGAAGAGATCCGCTTGATGCCTTGTAATCAATCGACTCTTCGAAGTTATAATGCTGTCCTTTTTTGTCTTTAAGGAACTTTTCTAGTATTTCTGAATCTTTATCGCTCATTTTAATAAATCTTTTGTGTTCTTTGGTTTATTATCACTGGGTACATAATCTTTTCCAGTCTTTTCTCCTAAAATAATAGTGTCGTATTTAGATAGGTCAACTTTAAAGTTGAAATTCCTCCACTTTCTATCCATCGTGTCCTTAAGGGCTTTAGATACTATATATGCAAGGCTATCATATTTCTTAGGGAAAGTCACAATTTCTAAGAAATCTAAAGAATACCTAGCTTCTAGATCTTTTAAAAGCTTCATTTCCCTGGCCCAAAAGAATCTTTTTTGGGCTGATGGTACATCGATCAGTTTGCCGATGACGGCTTGTCGCCTTTTATGTGGCGTTAATTTCTTCAATGTCATTGTCAACCATCCTACGCACTAATGTAGGAAAGTCAACGCTTTTTTCCCAATGTAAATCTTTTTGTGCTTCAGATGGGTCACCAAGCAAAAGTTCGACTTCAGCTGGTCTATAAAAATCTTTATTAATTTTTAATAAAATAGAACCAGTTTCATTGTGTATCAATTTAGTATCAATTGGATTATCTTCCTCATGCCAATGAGTTTCAATTTCTGCGGCTTCAAAAGCCTTCTCTACAAATTCTCTTACTGTATGAGTTTCTCCAGAAGCTAGCAAATAATCCTTTGGTTTATCTTCATTAAGCATTAACCAGACAGCTCTAACAAAGTCATATGCATGACTCCAATCTCTCTTAGCTTCGATGTTTCCTAAATCAAATGCTTCTGGGGTTTTCCCTTCATCTAGCTCTTTTTTGATTCTAGCTACATTCATGGAGATTTTTCTGGTCACAAACTCTTCCCCACGGCGTTCTGATTCGTGATTAAAAAGATAACCTTGAATAGCAAACAGTTTATAAGAGTCTCTCCAAACTTTAACAATTTGTCTAGCAGCGACCTTTGATGCACCGTATGGGCTCCTGGGCCTCGGTGGATGATTGAGGTCTTGTGGACTATACATAACATCACCAAACTCTTCAGAAGAGCCAGCGTTGTAATACTTACAATTCGGACAAATTTTACGAATAGCTTCTAGTTGACGCATCACCCCTAAAGCGTTTACATCAAAGTGATTGGCTGGCATATGCCAACTGTTGCCAACAAAGGAATTTGCAGCAAAATTTATAAAGTAATCTGGTTTGATTTCTTGAATTGTGCTGAACATACTATGTTCATCAGTAAGATCCATTTCAATAAGT